GGATTTTACCCGCAGTTGAAGCTGCACTTAGTACAAGTACATCAAGTGTATCAGCAGTTGCTGCTACGTGTCTTGCTGTAGCTGTTAATGTAGAATAACCAGTTGCATTAGTATCACCATCAGCGTAAATATCAACGTCTCCACCTGTAATACCTAAGTCCATAGTTACAGAACTTGAAAGTGCAGTTAGCACTTCAATTCCTGCTTCCATAACTAAAGTTTCAGCAGGTAAATCAATAACTTGTAGAACATCATTTTGTGCTGCTCCATTATCGCCATTGATTGCTGAGATGTCAATTGTATTTTCCACTAGGTAAGGAACTCTTACACCCGGATTTCTTCTTGAAGGTCGGTTAGTTCCACCCGGCCCAGTTACGTCATAAGTTGCCATGTTCTATCCTCCCTTAGTCAATTAACAAGTGTCTTGCTTGAAGTGCATCAGAACGAAGCACTTTTCTACCAAACACAT